TTCTTTCTTAGTAGCAACTTCTTGTGTAGTTTGAGCTAACTGTTTGCCTTCTTCACCAACACCTTGAGGTTTTGGTAGTTCTTGCATTGGTCCAGCTTTGAGAGCGTCGGCTGCTTGTTTTTCTTCATCCATTTTTTTAAGCGTTGCAGTTGCTCGAGCAATCCTAGTTTCAGCTCCTTTGCGGAGCATTTTTTGCCTTCCAGATTGTGCATTTGGACCAGATTTTGAATTTTCAATTCTGCTTTGATCTAGAGCAATTTTCTCTTCGATTTCTTTTCTTTCTTTATTATTTTCTTCTTCTGGTGTTAGATCATCACTAAAGGCTGCCTTAATTGTATCTATAGGATTCATTATAAGTTTTTTAATAAATTCCATAATATCTTTTATTTTTTTAACTAAATCATCGAACATATCTGCAAATTTAAAACTATCTAATTTCTTTTCAATGTCTTCAAATCCTAGCGCTCCAGCAATCGTTGAAATAAAAGATTTTATTAAATCTAATGGAACAATAAAGATTCCTTTAACTACCTCCAATAGACCAGCAAGAATTCCGTCAAATGTTTTTTCTAATAAACCTCGCTCATCATCTTCTCCCTTAGATTTAAATCCTTCAATAAAACCAGAAACAAAATCAAAAATAACAAAGAGAGGCAATAGAACTTTACTTAAAATACCTTTTGCAAAACCGGCAAACTTTGCTGCCTTCTCAACAAGCGGACCAATTGTTTTACCTATTCCACCAAGACCACTTAAAGATTTAAACATACTACCAATTGGTTTCAAGAAATCCATAACCTTTGTAAACGCACTCATTATAGGTTTTGTTATCTTGCCAACTATCGCTCCTATTTTACCAAAAAAAGTTTTAAACTCTTTAATTGCTACAGGCGTTTTAACTGCCCCCATAATCTTACCGATGCCTTTAAACCCTTTAATGAAATCATCAATTGATGTCGCTAATGCTTTAAAAACTTTGGTGTTTTTTATTTTAGTACCAAGAGTTTTAAACACCGCTTTTATTGAATCAGGAATTTTTGCAAGGCTGGCGAGAGTTTTTGCAAGCCATAATGTACGAATATATTTGTCAAGCTCATTTGCCCATAAAGAAAGTGCTATAAATGCTCCAGCAAATAAGTCTTTGACGCCAAGCGTCATTTCTTCTTCAACGCCTTCGACGCTACCTGAAGCTGAATCTACAGGAGTATCTTCATCTTTTTTGTCCATAACTAAAAGAAGTTTTTGAAACAATTTTGCCTGACCATCAACCAACTCTTTAGTCAAATCGACAAGAGATGCTAACAAGTCGCCATGCTGATCTTGTTGAGAAAACGCATCCTTCAACATTGGTAAATTATTATTTCCAGCACCTGCTAATTGTGGTAAAGCCATTATTGTTTTTCCATTCTTTCTTTTTCTTCTTTTAACCAGGCTAATAATAAACCAACGTATATGTCTCTTTCAAATGGTATCATTTCTTCTAACTCAGTCAAACTATACTTATGGTGTTGCATCAAACTAAAATTCATATAATACATGTTCATAAGCGAATCATGGCTGAGTCCTAAGTAAAAAAACTTTGCATACCTTCTATCTTTACAGTCTCAGTTTCACCACATGCAGGACATGTAAATTCAATATCATGGGATAACTTTGGCAACGTATTAAAAAACTCTGCTACCTTTTCAAAATTATCTTTAGTAAGATTTTCCAAGAACTCTTTTAATTCTTTTTTGGTAAAATCTTCATATACATTATCGTTATCATATACCAGTTCAACGCATTCACAAATGATATCTAACAGCTGATCAATTTCACTACCATTTTTATTCTGCAGCGCAAACATCATTGTTGTTTGAGGATCGCGCATCTTCATACCAATATTGTTACCGATATCTAACTTATATTCATGTTTGTCATCAAATTTAATCTTAACATTATCTATATTAATTGATACCTTTGTAGATTCTTGGCATTTACTTTTATTATCTTCATTTACATGAGATAATTTTATATCAATTTTCTCACCAACAGACTTAGCTCTTAATTGTAAAAACAAATATTCTAGGTCATATGATGTTAATTTAGATTTATCAATCCCATCAGTTAAGATGCAGGATTCAAGAATTGTCATTACACCATTAAAGATATCTTTTTCTTCGCCGCTTTCTAGAGCCATATAGAGAACTTTTTCTTCTTTAACAAGGAATGGTCTAAATTTAATTGGTTCCTTTGTAGAAGGTATCTCTGTTTCAAACTCAGGGGTAACTAGTTTTGGTAAAGCCATAGTATAAACTCCATATTATATTAAAATATTTTCGGTAATCCTGTAAAACTAACACCAGATTTCTTACTGATATTCGTCATTAATTTTCTTGGATTTAATTGCGTCTTGGCTTGGTTTTTAATACCTGCAATACTAAATGGTATATTTAAACCTCCAGCAATTTGTAGCCCATCTCTTCCAATTCGTAATTGAGTTCCAAGCTGCGATTGATTTCGCTCTTCAAAATATCGAAACGCAATAGTAACATTCATTACTTGTACTTCAGAGCCATTAGCCCAACTCAACGAAAGTGGGCTAACAACAATAGGATAAGCATCAATTAAATCTACTGCATACGTCTTAAACCCTTGCTGGTCCAACTGATAAATTGTAATACCTTTTTTAGCAACATAATTATCATAATAACCAATATTAAATTGATTCTTTCTTTGATCGGCATCTAGATCAGGGTTACGATGAAACCCACCAATTAAATCTTGCCAACGCATAAAGAACTCGCGCTCACGAAGGTCTGGGCTGCAAATAATACTAATAGGAGTATCAACATAGTTAACTCCACCACCAATTTTATATGGCGCACCGTACTCTGCATAACTAATAGCTTCAACATTACGTTGCGGAAGTTCAGCAGTATTAACTCTAAACATTAATGAGCTTGATAATCCAAAAGAACTACCAACTTTTGAAAGAATGTCACCACCAATCTCAACTTCAAAGTCGCTTGGTCTAGCGAAACCAACACTATGCATTTCAGCAGTAAATGAATCGATATCAAAAGCCATCTTATCGACCTCCTACCATAGATCGTGAGTCTTTCCAAACATTAGACTTAGATGATTTTTCGAATTGCTCTAGTGGTAAGAATAAAGCCATATCCCAATCATTTGAAGCTACCTCTAGAAATCTACTTCTTACATGATCATTCAAATACATTTTAAATGTTGGTTTGTAATACTTGCTCACACCTTTGAGTATATTATAGCTAATTTTTAATTTTGTTCCTTCGTCATACTTAGTGTTAGATGCTAAGTCATAAAGAGCATCCATTAGTCTAGCTCTGAGTGGTAGTGGTAAATAATGCATGTTAAGACCATGAAAACCACCAGGAACATTCTGTACTTTAAATATGAGCGGAAACCTATCGTAATATGGCAATGTCTTTTTATGTTTTGGATCATAATAGAAAAAATACATTTTTCCAATTGATGCACGATTCTTTAATTGTGTACGATCTTCTTGCATTAACGTTGCTGGGGCAATTGTTACTTTCTTCGCCGCATTTCGAAACCATGTTCTTGCGGATTGCGTTTTAGCTGGTATCTGACCAGCACGAACACCTTGTGCTAAAATTTTATCGAAAAGAACTGCAGGCAAAGTAAATCTCCTTTTTATTATTTATAATCGAAAAAAGAGTTGACATAGATAATGATTGTAGTTATAATAGGATTGTATCCTTTTGATATTATAGTTATTTAATACCTAATTCATGTTCAGTAAAGATTACGAACTTATAATTACGATCCTTACACCACTCTACTGCATAATCCCATTTGCTAATGTTTACTGCATACGTTTTAACCTCATTGATGTATCGTTTGGTTATTCGCTTTTGCTTCTTAGGTTCTTTTGTTTGAGCAGCAGGTTTTACTTCGACAATCCATTCCTCTATAATGTTGTCGGCATTCCTTACTTTAACATAAAAATCGGGGTAATATCTATGTCGGCGATTGTCTACTGGACTTATATATGGGATTATATACTCTTCCGAAGACCATTTGAGAACTGTTGATGTATGATCACACCAAACACAGAACTTACGTTCCCACGAACTACGACACACTATACCTGTAGGATCGCCTTTATATTTGGACGGATTCACAGGATTATATTTACTTCTTTGCGCAACCATTATAAATATATAAAACCAGTATAAGTTAAGTTAAGGATATTTATATATGTCGGTAACGCCTATTCCACCAAACCTTAGTCCACATAACATAAACAGACAACCAACTTCAGAGTTAGAAACTGCGTTATCGGCTGGTGAAAAATCAACTAAATTTCCAAATAATATTGAGGAAATAAGTCATTGGATGGCATTTAGAGTTAACCTTCATGAATTTCGTAAGAAAGATGATTATGCTATATCAAAAGATTTACATAGAGTTTTTCTTCCATTACCAGAACAGTTAGCAACAGCATATAATCAAGGTTATAGTTCAACTGGTATTGGAAATATGGGTGTAATGGGAGCGAGTGCTGGCGAAAGTCTTGGTCAAATTGCAAGAGGTAATGCTGCAGCCGGAATAACCAGTCTTGTAGATAAAGTAACTTCTGGCGTTTCTGCTGCTGCAGACGTTGCTGGAAAGGCATTCGACCAAGCGAGCGATCTTACTCAAAAGGGTTTTGAAGACGCATTTAAGACAATTATTACAAGTAAAGGTGGAGAAATTGGTTTATCTTCGGCTATAGCATTCGGCGAAGCAATACCAGGTATAGGTGATGCTGTAAAAGGAGCACAAGGCGCGGCAGGGTTAGCGAGAAATCCCTTTCTTGCTATGTTGTATGAAGGTCCATCTTTAAGACAACATCAATTTTCTTGGAAACTTGTTGCAAAAGATTATAATGAATCCCTTGCGATTTATCAAATTATTAAAATATTTAAATATTATTCTGCTCCACAAAGATCATCAGGTGGTTTTTTATTCGATTATCCACAGCAGTTTGATGTTGACTTTCATCATGATGAATTTCTTTATAATATTGGACCATCTGTTATAACAAATATTGGAGTAAATTATCATCCCGATGGGGTTTTATATCACCATCAAGGAGTTGATGTATCTTCAAAACCAAAAAAGCTGCCAGTTTCAGTAGCACTAAGTATTTCCCTTCAAGAAGTTGGTGTTGTTACTAAAACAGAAATTAACGAATATAACAGGTAAATTTAATGACATTCTTTTTCGAAAATCATCCAAAAGTATCTTATGACGTTCAGAAGAATGGTATCCCTCGTACTGTTCAAAACCCACTTGTTCGTTTTAAATTACAAGGAATATTAAAAAATAGAACAGCTGTATATTATACACACAATATTGCTGAAGGTCAATCTGTAGAATTTATTGCTGATAGATACTATGGAGACTCTACACTTGATTGGATAATCTATATTACAAACGATATTATAGATCCTCAATATGACTTGCCTTTAGACTACCAAGAGTTTGTTGCGTTTGTACGTTCA